AAAAAACGGCTCACAGAGCATTACAAGCGGTCGGATTTTTCGATAATCCAAAAAAAACCCCGGATCTAACCCGGGGTCTTCTTTTTACCGATCTATTACCGGATCGTCGAAAACACGATATCTCCTTCGTGTTTCAGTTGTTTGCCGTCCGATAATCTCACCGGGGCAGATATCCACCCACCACCGGCAAAATGCTTATCGGGTCGTTTCTTTAATACTAGGAACCGATCCCCTTCCTGATGTTCGATCTCGCTAAGTTTGTTCACGACGGAATACAGTCGGGTTGGTCTACCATCAACGAATTTGGAAACGTAATATTTCATTTGATCCCCCCAGTTAGTCGCAATGGCCGACAATGTATTCGTCCCGGTCCGGGTTTATGATCGCGCAAATCCCGTATTCATAAACGAGTAAAGATTTATTGCCATATAGGACAACGTCCCGGGGCCATGCTTGCAGGATCGGCCATAAATCCGGGTCACCATCTCCTGACTTATAGATCGTGTTTTCTATTTTTCCACGTGACCAAATCTCTGGGTTCTTGGTGAACGTTCGAGATCCGGAAAATTGGTTGTGCTCCCGATCAAAATATTCTGCCAGTTCTTGGATCGTTGGCGATGTTTCTTTTGGATCCCCGTATTCATCCATTACGGTTGCACCTAAAGCCATCGAGAAAAATTCCGGGATCAAGCCGCAAATCTCCCGAAAGTAATCACTAGAAACATTTTCGAATTCTGGCGCGTTCATTGGGTTGTACTTTTTATCGAGTACGGTATCCGATAACGCTATCTGGATCATCTCCACATTGTGCGGAAGTTCGAGGATTTCAATGTCATCTGTCATATTTTTACCTTTTCGTAGTTATTGGTTCGCGCCGATCTCTCGACGTTGCGACAGTATGAGTGATTTTTGAGACAAAAAAAACCCCGGATTTAGTCCGGGGCATTTTGACCAGGAGTGCCTATATCAAGCTAAGTTGTTTTGACCAGGGGCGGACGTTTTCGAGTATGTAATCCCCCCATTGGGCACTAATCGCTTTTGCCATACCTACGTGAAACCGGCTTCGATAGGTCGAGCGATCCGGTCCGGGTGGGGCCTTGTGGATATCGTCCCGGGCGGTATCTTTTGTGAGCGTTCCCGTCGGGATCAAGGGCGGCAAGTTTTTGATCCAGAAGTGTGTCAGTTTCTTTTGATTGTCTGGGCTGTCTACACTATCGGCGAATTGGTACGGATGTTGAGACGTACGAATAAACGTCCCGTCATCTTTACAAGCTCGTTCATAGTCCGATCCCCAGATAAGCTTTTTTGCATGTCTGTGCATCACCGGGTTTTCAACGGCTATTGATGGTATGTCTGCGTCCATCAAATCGCGGAACAATCGCGCTCCCTCTTTCAGTTCTTTCCAGCGATCGTCTAGTGTTTGGCCGGGTGGTGGGGTTCGAAGCCATCGGACCCCGCTATTGCAGAGCATGGTGCAAGGTGGGTGACAGACTAGGAGCATATCCCACTTTTGTTCGCGCAGGGCCTGCCGGACGTCCATTTGCAGGTGGCTATTGGTTGGGGTCTCGCTTGGTTTGATGTCGCAGCTCCAAGCGTCAAATCCTCGCTCTTGGAAAGCGTCCCGAACGGTTCCGGATGATTCACAGCCAATCAATATTTTATGCATTTTTGAGGATCTCCTTTAACTCTAGTTTGATCTCTCGCGCTTTCGGTCCTCGCCACGTGGTAGCGTTACTCAAAAAATAACGTATTACACTCGAGGCAGAATCGTGGCCGAAATAATCGTTTACACTGTTCAAACTGTGCATGGCCTCGAGATAGGGACGGGCACCAAAGTTTACTTTTTCCTGCCAATCTCGTTCGATATCTCTGGCAATTTCGTTTATAGATCTCATCTTTTGTTTTCTCCTTTTTTAGATGTCTGGGAATGATCGCATACTCGCAGGCCAAAAAAAACCCCGGATCATGCCGGGGCTTTTTCTGAGGCCGGATCGTTTACCAGCGTAGAGTGGCTTCAATAGTTACGTCGTCTAGTATTTTTCTGACTTCGTCGCCAACAGGGTCCTCGATCATCGTATCAATTTTGGATCTGATAAAATCGTCAACATACTCTGACCAGTCGATACCGTCTAAACGCTCGTTCAAGCTATCTTTAACGAGGCCGTGAATGTTTTCCTCGACGCGCTCTTTGACCATGGTGTAAACGCGATCCTCAAGAGGTTCCCGGTCTTGATCAAAAATATCTTTTGCAAGATCTTCTGTTTTGGCAAAGTCCGTTATCATTTGGTCAACGGTCAAATTTCCGAATAGATCTCGGACGATGTTTCTGTTCGTTACGTCACAAGCTGCGAAAGCTTTGTGCAACTCACTGATGGCTTCAGTAATTGCTACAGCTCTCGTGCCTGCCATTCCGGCTTCGTGTAGTTGGGCTTTATAAAGTTGTGCGGTCATTTTTTGTTACTCCTGTTTAAGAATTGGGAATCATCCCATAGTTACCGGGATGCGGTCAACATCTTGGACGAAATTAGATCTATCATTTTTTGCTGGTCCTTTTGCCAGGAGACCCACCACCACCGGACCCGAAAAGGCATTAGCCAAGTCGGTTTGGTCTCCGTCTTTTACTTGGCGGTCGAGCTTGTCGAAGTAGTCCGGTAGTTTGTGGCGAAAGACTACTGCGATGGGTGCATCCGTCTTTTTGGCTATTTCTACCTGTTTCTGGTATCTCGGTTCTCCACTATAGGAGAACATAAGCTTGTAGTTTTCTGGGGTTCTGTCGATACGTTTTGCTCTCTTCGTGTAATCGTAGAAAAAAGTGTCTGGGTGCTTCTGAATAATCCCGTGATCTTCCCAGGCAATGTCGGAAGTAACATTCAATCTAATAACAGACTTTTGTCCTTTCTTCGCTCGGGCTGCTTCATGCAGGGTAATTTCGTGATCGAGTAGTTCTAAAAAGCTTTCCGGGTCTTCATGCCAAAATTCAGTCTTGGCTTTCCTCGCTGCCTGGACGTTACTGAATTTGCCACGTCCTGCCAGATTTAAACACGGGTCGAGGCATTTTGCTGCTTTGCTACTTGGGCAGGTGATCAGGTCGGGGAATAGATTGAGGTGGGCCATGAATATCGGCTTGTCAAAAGGATTAAATCCCTTTTGAGTTTTCGCGATCTTGGTATTTGCGTCAGGGTTTCGGTTTAATAGTGTCTTGGGTCGTTGTTTCATCGTTCGCACCGTTGTTGTTAGTGTCTGCGAACAATCCCATATTACTTCGCTTTTGTCTAATCAAATAATCAGATATCCGGTTGTTTTTTTGTTTGATGATTTTGAGTGCATCCCGGTCGGCCTGCTCCCGCTCGAGGCGGTCAGCCAAGAGTTTTTCATGCAGTTCGGCAAGCTGGCGTTTTTCCTTAAGTCTTTCGAATATGACTAGCATGTTGCAGTCTTAACACTAGCCTCGTGCGATGTGTCAAGCTTTTTCGAATTTTTTAACCAACAGAGAAAGATTTCCATATCTTGAACCAAATCAAAAATAAGATCCGGTTGTACTGCGTTGATACCCAACTCTGCCAGCTTCATCACGCTATTCGACCGATACAGATAACACTTATTTTGATCAGTGTTTTGTTTTTCGATCAGCATCCAGACTCGAGCACTATGGTGTCGTGTTGCAAATGACACCTGGTGAGGGCTGATGTTGACTTTGTTGCCCTTCGTAACCTTGAGTTCTATGAGGTGTATGTTTTTTTTAGAGTCGCAGAGAATCAGGTCAGGTATTCCAGGGGTCGAACTGTTTTCGACTCGGGTGACTACAGGTTGTTCGTAGCTCGATTCAAGTCTCTTTTTCAACCTCTTCCAAAAGCCCGACTCCGTCTGGTTCATGCTCGATTACCCTTTCACCTAGTTGTCGTTTCAAATCATCCAGTGCTTTTTTAACTTCTTCTTTTGACATTTGGTCAATGCTGCCGTGTCGGATCTCTGACTTGCTGACATACAATCCCGCAGCTTGTCCTCGAGCCTTTTCAGCGGCGACTGCCCCGGCATAGTTTTGATTCGCGTAGGCTGCATCTCGGATCTTGCCCAAATCAGCTAGATGCTGCCCATAGGTAACAGCATACTTCTCGTTGAGTTCGGCCTTGCGCTCCCGGACTGCTTTGCATATATGGGGGCTTTTCTTTGGATTGAGCATTTCATACGCCCTAGTATGGGCACCTGATTTGCTAAAGCCTGCTTCGATTGCAAGGTTTTGTAGGGTCTCAGTTCCTTCTCGGGTGCAATACAGTTCAACAAACTTCAACTGCTTGCCGGTGAGCCTTGTGTTCTCTGAGATTGGGGGCCTGCCCCGCGTTTCGGTCTTGACTGCTTCTGCCATGTTTCTGGATTCTATTAAACAGCGTTTCTACATACAACTTTTCAGAAGAAAATAATTTCTTACAAAAGAAAAAATTTCAGCCCTTATATGCACTCGTGCGTTTTTTGCTGGAGGGGTACACCATTTTGAGAGGTGTACCCCCTGGTGTCACCCTTGAAACCCTTACCACATAAGGGATGGGTACACTAGGGACACTAGGGACACCATTTTGAAAAAAACTTTTCTAAAAAA